GAAGATTTTGATCTTATTTGTAAAAACACATATTCGACATCAAACATTGGAACATTATTAACATCCAAAGCACCAAAGGTGCAAGCATGTATCAAATTCGCCATAGCATCAGTTATTTCTTGTTCATTATTAGATTCTTGAGCAATCATCAAAATCTTTTGCTCTTTGACCAAGAATGGTCTAAATTTAATTTCCTCCTGTGTTGATGGTAGTGTTAGTGTGTACTCCGAAGTTTGTAGTTTAGGTAACGCCATAATATTTCATCCTTTATCATAATCTGCTTAACACTTTCGGTATGTTCGCATTAATTGTTCGTTCTGCACCTGTAATTACTGTATCAAGAACCTTCTCCATAAGGTTGGGTGGTTGGTTAGTGATGTCAAGTGTTTCCCAGTATCTATACTGCATGGTAATGGGTATTTTTACAATATCACCAGCTGGACCCGCATCAAAAGATGATGGTCCAATCTCTTTTGGGAAACACTCCATAAGTTTAATTCCGTAACGGCGAGTATTTTTTACGTCGAGGACATAGATTTCAATTTCTTTAATGTAATCCCTATAGTACTTGACATTCCACGTTCCTTTGTCCCATGCCATCTCTTGCCAACTCTCAAAGAATACTCTTTCCTCTAGGTCACTACTTGCTTGGAAGGTCATTGAGAGTGTACCACCAAATGTAATACCATCAACGATTTCTGGTGCAATACCATACATGTTAGAATCTAGTGATGTATTAAGAGCTCTCCCCGGCAGATCAAGAGATTCACATCGCATAGAAACCTTCCGAGCATCTCCCGCAGCAGGGGATGTTATAATAACCTCATACCGGCTTGGTAGTGCATATCCATTATCACTATGGAACTCTGATAGGAAATTATTAATCACACCAAATGCGGTTGATTCTACAAAATTTGCTAGTGTAGCCATTAGATCATTCCCCTCGAATCTGCCCATACCTCTGATGCAGATGACTTCTTGAACCTCTGTACAGGTAGGAGAGTTGCAATTGTAAATTCATCTGCATCAATCCTACGAAACTGTGACTTGGTTTGACCAGCAAGGTATTTGTGTATGGTTGGTTTGATAAGTTTTACGCTTTTTAATTTCTGATAATCAACAATAAGTTTTGTTGTATAATCAAATGCGGTATTGTTTGAATAATCCACCAAACGATCAAGCAACTTAATTCTCAGGGGAATTGGTAGATAGTGAAGATTGATACCCAGAAACCCGTCTGAATACATTTCTAGTGGTAACACCAACGGAAACGTGTCATAGTATGGTAGTTTTTTCTTGAACTTAGGATCATACATGAACATATTCAATTTACCATAAAACGGCTTGTTGTTCCTCTTACCATCCCGTATGAGGTTCATCGCAGTTGGTGTACCGAATTCTTTGATCTTTTCTCTATACCAAGCAGTAGATTTTGGGCGACCCTTTGCCTCATCCTTAACTGCTTGCATGTATTTACTAATTGCCATATGTCTATTTATACGAAATACCCAGATGATCTTCAGTTAAAATCTTGAACTCCATACCATTATCTGCACACCATTCTGTTGCATATCGCCACTTAGCATCGTTCACACCATAGGTAATAACCTCATTCATCCACCGTCTGGTACGCCTCTTAGGTTCCTTGGGTGGTTTACACTGCACCTTGGGTTTAACCTCAATTACCATCTTCTTAATCGCACCATCAGCCTGTTTGACCTTGATATAGAAATCTGGAAAGTATCTGTGCATACGACCATCCTTGGGTGATAAATAGGGTATAATGATCTCTTCACTACCCCATTCAATTATGGATGTGCTGTTATCACAGTACACCATAAACTTACGTTCCCAGAGAGAACGATAAACTATGTTCTGTGAATTACCCTTATATTTTTCGGGTTTGGTTGGTGTGTATCGACCTTTGTATGACATGTGTTATAAATAGTTTCAATAAAGTGTATAAGGATATTTAGACAAATGGCAGGACCAATAAGAAGCTCTTTCGTAAACATCGCAAAGAACGCAGCAGCTAGTGCTGCATCAGGTTTTGTTAGTGGAGTTGCTAGTAGTCTAAGGTCAGGGTTGGGTGGTTCATCGTCCAGTTCTGCGTCTAGTCCTCTACAAACCAATTATAAAAAACAAGAGCCGGGAATTCTTTTATATCCCTCTGATGTTGGTACTAACATGCACCAAGCAAGTTATATCCTGTTTGCTCGTCATTCTGTGTCGGGTGCAAAGGTTAAACCAGCAAAACATGCACCAAAAGTAACTTTTGCTAAAGCAGCTCTGTCCATGCCCAACGGCGTACATCAAGAAGCTGTTCGAAAAAAACAAGCAAAAATGCAAGACGAAGCAGATGGAAAAGCTGCTCAGTCTCAAGCCACGGGGGGTGCCGGTAAGGGTGGTTCAAGTACATCACTACTATTGCAACGCAGGAATGTTCAAAGAACTGGAACCGCTATCGGATTGTATATGCCACCTTCTGTCAATGTCAGTTACAATATGGATTACAGTGAGGGTGAAATTGGTGTGATGGGTGAAGCGCTCTATGGATTGTTTAAGGATTATCAAGAAGGAACACTTGGATTTGACTCATTTTCTAAACAAGCTGGTCTGCTGGGAACAGGTCTTGAAAAACTGGGTGTGGGTATGATTGACAAAGTTATTCCTGGCGCAAAGGATTTGTATGCAATTGAACAGGGCGCAATTATTACACCCAGAACAGAGATGATGTTTAGGGGCACTGGTAGAAGGTCATTTTCCTTTTCTTTCACATTCATTCCCAAGAGTGCCGAAGAAACACAAATAGTTCATAAAATTATAAAAGAGTTTAAAATTGGCATGTCCCCCACATTTAAAACTTCGGGTAGCACAAGAGAGATGACCATTCCTGATGTATTCTCAATTCAATACATGCACATAAATGGTCCAAATAATTATATCAATAAGATTGGTAAATGTTATCTAAAGACAATGGATGTATCGTATGGTGGGGACAAGTTTGTAACATATAATGCTGACAAAGAAGGTGCGCCACCACAGAAAACAACCATTAGCCTATCCTTTCAAGAACTGGAAATCATGGATAGAACTCTTGTAGAGGCTGGGTACTAAGATGTATTTTTCCCAATTCCCAGTAATTTACTATGACGCTGTTGGTAATGATGATCCCAAGGTAGTAACGCACCTACTCAAACGTGTTGCATTACACAGTAAATCAAGTGAAACCGTATCTCTATTTGACACCTATGATGTTAGGAATGGCGAGACACCTGAGATGATTGCACATAAGTATTATGATGATGCAGAGTATCATTGGGTGATCCTATTGGTCAATAACATCACAGACAGGTATCACCAGTGGCCCATGAACACTAGACAGTTTCTTGCACATCTTGCTGAGAGGTATGACAATGTGGATGCAACACACCACTATGAAATTAATCAGGTGTCGGGTGACATCACAAAAAAGATTAATATTGGTCTTACTAACATAGATGTTAATGGTGACACGATTGCAGCTGCAACACTTATCACAAACAGAGAATACGAAGAAGAAAAGCAGGACGTACTCAGGAAGATACGATTGTTGGACCCAGAATATTTGGAACAGTTTGTAGAGGACTTTGAGGCATTGGTTTCTAATACAGAGGATTAGTTGAGTGGCACAAACAGAACTTAGAAGTGGTGGTGAGTTTAACATTATCCAATGTGATTTGGTCTTGACTACAGGCAAGGTAGTTGGACTCAAGGCGTCTATTATGGGACTCAGTATATTTGAGGGAATAGATGACCTTACCGTAACAGGGACTATGACAATTCAAGATGCTTTCAACCTAGCATCCTTCGGTCCTATCATTGGACAAGAATACCTTAGACTCAAAATTGCAACACCAAATTTAAAGGGTGGTGAGAATACAATTGACTACTCATCAAACCCCTTTGTGGTTACAAGTGTTGATGATAGAGTCGACATTGGTAATGGTGTTCAGGCAACTACTTTGACATTCTGTTCAAGGGAATTTGTGATCAATCAAAGAGCCAGAGTTAGAAGAACACTAGTTGGGTCATATTCAGATATCGTTCAAATGATGGTAGAAACTGACCTAGACAGCGATAAAGAATTATACTCTGAACCTAGTGCTGATAATAAAAAAATAGTTGCACCAAATGTCAAACCCTTTGATATTATATCCATAGCAACGAAGAATGCGGTATCAGAGAAATTCAATCAATCAACATATTTCTTTTGGGAAAGTACCTCTGGGTTCAATTTCAGAACTCTTGGGGATATGTACGCTCAAACACCTGTCATGTCATATTTAAGCAGTACAGCAGGAACACGAACTAAAAATGGTGTAAGAGATATCTTGGCAGAGTTGTCTGCGATTGAAAGTTACAGAATAACCGGCTCTCCCGACACCGTGTGGAATTATGCTACAGGCATATTTTCATCTGAATTGATCGTCCATGATATCATCTCTAAAAGTTACCAAAAGCATATATATAATTACAGTGACAATTTTTCAGAGGAGCAACACCTTGGAACAAAACCCCTTGCAACCAATGACCCTGATGGAATTAGTGTATCATCCTTTCCATCCAAACAGTATTTAAAACCTACTGTGGGTGTTGGTACAGATCAGAGTTTTAATGATGAATCTGACCAGTATGCATATGGAACAAACAAGTTGGAATTGTTACAAGCAAGAAATTCACAATTATCAATGATGGAATCAGCACTACAGTTGAGTATCGATGTTGTCGGTACTACTGTTGTCAAAGCTGGAGACATTGTAAAGATTACAATACCTAGTGTCGCTGCCGTCAAGACCACCAAAAACGAAACAGAAGATATGCTGTATAACGGTAATTTCCTTATCAGGTCTTTACGGCATGATTTTGATATCATTAACAGCAAACACAGAATGTCCATGAACGTCACTAAAGACGCCATGAGTAAATAACATAAGGAGAAGTCCATTTCCAACACCCCTATATCCCAACATAAACAGCGAAAGGAAATAAAAATGGCTAAGACCAAAAATCGCATCAAGAAGATGACATTCCAAACACAAGAGCGCACGCTAGATTATAAGCCACTCTCTGACAATGATAAATACATTATAGAGATGGCAGGGTATAGAAAACAAGGACTTACAGAAAATGAAGACATATCACGATCTACAGGAAGGTCTACAAGACCCCAATATATTTAAAGCGTTCTTCCTTGCGGGTGGTCCGGGCAGCGGTAAATCATACGTTGTCCGGTACTCCACTGGCGGGACAGGATTGCGTGTGGTAAACTCTGATGACGTGTTTGAGAAGTATCTCAAGGACGCTGGACTCTCAATGAAGATGCCCCCAGAGGAATGGGAAGCAAATCAGAAGGAACGGGCCAGGGCAAAGAAAGTCACTGCTTCTCGTAAGGCAAACTATATCGAAGGACGTATCGGTATGGTCATTGACGGCACTGGTGCGAAGTACGATGATATACGAAAACATAAGGCAGACCTAGAATCACTAGGGTATGACACTCACATGATATTCGTCAATACCTCACTTGACGTAGCACTTGAACGTAATGCAAAACGTGAGCGCACTGTACCAGAGGATGTTGCCATCATCAGTTACAACGCAGTGCAGGGCAATCTTGGTAAGTTTAATACCCTGTTCAGAAGCAATATGGTTATCGTTGACAACAACGCAGCAGATGATGATATTGAGATGGCGACTTTCAAGGAAATCAAACGTCTGCTGAAGAATAAAGTTACAAACCCCCGCTCTAAGCAGTGGATTAGGATGGAGATGAAACGTCGAGGTATCACCAAGGCACCCTCAAGACGCAATATTGGTTCTGGTGGTGGCCAGAACCGTAAGGCATCCCCCCTTCCCGGCTCTCGTGGATTTAAGACTAAAATGGGTCGAAAAAGAGGTGATTTTTCAAAATAGTGCTTGACAAACCCTGTTCTATGGTCTATACTAAGGTATACACTGAGAAAAAGGAAGACGTTATGACCACGATTACACCAGAACTCAAGACCTTCATGGAAGACCTTTGGGGTGCCGAAGGTGATTTCATCAACACGCCCATTGGTAGGGGTCGCATTGAGAATGTTCGTACCAAGGCTGGTATTGACCTTGAGGTGATTGTTAAAATCCCTGATATGGATGGTTTCACCCTGTTCAGCGGAATGGAACTATTTGAAATGGAGCGTGTCTAATGATACTAACCCTCAAAGGACTTACTGGCCACGGTAAGAACCGAATCAACGAACACGGAGACAAGTGGGAAGTCCTAAAGCTTCCCCCCGGCGTTCTGAGCATGGACCCCACACCCTCATTACCCCCCATAAAATCACTGAAAACGGGTGAATGGCGTTGGTTAGATGGTGTGAATTTTTCTTGGATTCCTGAGCGATTTTAGTTG